CGACCATTGCCGCTGGTGTACGGCCAAGCCGATCTGCCCGCAGATGACCGGCGCTGTGGACCGCGCTCTCAAGCAACAGATTGTGAATCTGGATGTTGACACGCTGGGCCAATATCTGAAGAATGCTGATCTCTTGGAAGAGTGGATCAAGGATTTGCGCGCGCTGGCCTTTGGCCTTCTGGAGAAGAATGTCGCTGTGCCTGGCTACAAGCTGGTGCAAAAGCAAGCGCGTCGCAAGTGGACCGATGAACAAGAGGCCCGTAGGGTTCTCATGGAAATGGGTCTGAAAGAATCTGTCGTCGTCGAGACTTCGATCATGTCTCCGGCGCAGGCCGAGAAGGCGCTCAAAAAGCGCTTTAGCGAACTGCCCGAAGGCTTGATCAAGTCCGAGTCGTCAGGTACGACTCTCGCCCCGGTCGAAGACGACCGGCCAGCGGTGCAGTCGTTCGTCGGGCTGTCAAAAGCCCTTAGTAAACTGTGAAGGAAAATTATGTCCAATATCGTCAAGTTCTCCGGTGCTAACCTGCCGGCTGTTTCTTCCCTCTCCACCGCGCTTCGCACCATCGCCAACGATGTCAGCGTCTCGTCGTCGGCCATCATCAAGATGGACCGCACGGGGCATTGGGTCTTCGGCGCTGATCAGACCGAGGCCGAGGACGACGCCCGCTGGGCGGTCAACCCCTTCTCTTTCGTTCACGGCTTCATTGCCTGGGGCGACGGCGAAGTGCTGGCCGAAAAGCTCGGGCCTGTCACCGAGCCGCTGCCTGAACTCGAAGCCGCGCCTCCTGGCGCGAAGAAGGGTTGGGAGCCGCAGACAGGCTTGTCTCTGAAGTGCATCAGCGGCGGCGACGCTGGTCTGGAAGCGCGATTTACCACGACTTCGGTCGGCGGTCGTCGTGCTGTGCAGACTCTGGCCGTTGCCATCGCGCAGCAAGTGGAGAAGGACCAATCCAAGCCGGTGCCTATCGTGCGTCTGAGCAAGGATCACTACTCGCACAAGAGCTATGGTCGTATCTATACGCCCGTGTTCGAAGTGGTGGAGTGGGTTGGTATGGATGGTGAAGGCGCTACTGAGGAGGCCGATGAGGCTCCCGCTGCTGGCCGTCGTCGTCGTTCTGCCTAAGTGAGAACAGGGGCTAGCCCGTAGGGCTGGCCCCGCCTCTTATGAAATTCGGATCAGTTTGCAGCGGCATCGAAGCCGCTTCTGTGGCGTGGGGGCCGCTTGGTTGGAAAGCGGCTTGGTTCAGCGAGATCGAACCGTTCCCCTGCGCGGTGCTAAAGCATCACTACCCCGATGTCCCCAATCTGGGCGACATGACCAAATTACCCGACCTGATCCGTAGCGGTCAGGTTGAGGCGCCTGATCTTCTTTGTGGCGGCACGCCATGTCAGGCATTTTCCGTAGCCGGCCTGCGCCAGTCGTTGACCGACGAGCGCGGCAATTTGTCTCTAACATTTTGTGAGATTGCAGATGCAATTGATGAAAAGCGAAAGTCCATCATCTTCTGGGAAAACGTGCCCGGCGTTCTCAACACAAAAGATAACGCCTTCGGGTGTTTTCTGGGAGCGCTTGCCGGCGAAGATGATGCTCTCGTCCCGCCAGGGGGGCGATGGTCAAACGCTGGTTTTATTGATGGTCCCCAAAGAGCAGTCGCGTGGCGAGTCCTCGACGCCCAATATTTCGGAGTGGCCCAACGACGCCGTCGTGTGTTCGTTGTCGCAAGTGCTAGAGCAGACTTCGATCCCGCAGCGATTCTTTTTGAGTTCGAAGGCGTGCGCCGGGATATTGCGCCGAGCAGAGAAGCGCGGCAAAGTGTTGCCCCCACAATTGCAGGATGCTCTAACGGCGGTGGCTCAAATGGGCCAGGCCGAGATGTAGACAGTTGCGAGTCTTTGCAGATTGTGACAATGGCCCACGGCCAAGCCGGTGCTGAGATTGCAACAGATCGCACGCCGACCTTGACTTGCAACCATGAAGCGCCGATTGCCTTTCACCCCACGCAAGTGCGCCGCCTCACGCCGGTCGAGTGCGAACGCTTACAAGGCTTCCCAGACAACTACACCAACATCAAAGACAAGTGCCCAGATGGGCCTCGATACAAGGCTCTGGGCAATAGTTGGGCCGTGCCTGTGGTGCGCTGGATAGGAGAGCGAATTGCGCGTTCTCTGGATTGACTTCGAGACGCGCAGCCGAGTCGATCTCGGCGCTAAGGGCGTCTACAACTACGCGCAGGACATGAGTACCGAGGTGCTGTGTATGTCCTACGCCTTCGACGATGGCGATGTGCAGACATGGCGTCCTGTCTATACAGATGTCGATGGTCATGTACAAAAACCGCCGTTTCCTGTACAGGTCGCGCAGCACACAGGTACGATTTACGCACATAACGCAGCGTTTGAACGTCTGATCTTCTGGTATGTGCTGGGACAAAACTTTAAGCTAGAGCAGTTCTACTGCACCGCAACACAGGCCCGTGCTAACTGCGCGCCGGGTGGCTTGGAGGATGTCGGGCGCTTCGCTGGCGCGTCGATGAAGAAGGACCATCGCGGCAGTCAACTGATCCGGTTGCTGTCAATTCCTCGCGCTGATGGCAGCTTCAATGACGACCCCACGCTGATGGCCGAGATGGTCGCTTACTGCGAGCAGGACGTTCGGGCCATGCGCGAGATCAGCAAGGCCATGCGCCCGCTATCCGCCGAGGAGTTGGCCGACTACCATGTCTCCGAGCGCATCAACGACCGGGGCGTGTTGGTCGATGTACCTCTTGCCAAGGCTGCGATGCGCTACGCGCAGGACGAACTCGTCGAGATCGAGGAGCGCGTCGCAGAACTGACCGACGGCGAGATCACCAGCGTACGCTCGCCCAAGATGCGCGAGTGGGTGCTGGCGCGTGTCGGCGAGCAGGCCAAGAAGCTGATGTGGGTGGCTGATAAATATTCAATCGACAAGGCCGTGCGGGCGAACCTGCTGGCGATGGAGAATCCCGATGAGATACCGCCCGCTGTTGCCGAGGTCATCCAATGCGCGGACGACCTATGGGCGTCGTCAGTTGCGAAGTTCAGCCGCATGGCAGACCTGGCAGACGACGAGGATCACCGAGTCCGTGGCGCTTTTGTCTTCGCTGGGGGTTCCGCCACAGGTCGTGCATCGAGCTATGGCCTCCAGGTGCATAACTTCACTCGCAAGTGCGCTAAGGAACCTGACGAGGTTCGAAATGCTATGGTCCGAGGCCACAGTATCGTGCCAAAGTACGGACGACGAACCACCGATGTTCTTCGGGGAATGCTCCGGCCCGCACTAACGCCAACGCTAGGCAAGAAGTTCGTCGTGGCCGATTGGTCGGCCATCGAAGGCCGCGTGAACCCCTGGCTGGCTGCGAGCAAGGCCGGCGATGCCAAGCTGGACATCTTCCGCAACAAGCTAGACCCCTACAAGGTCAACGCCGCTGCGACCTACGGCGTGGCCTACGAGGCCGTCACCGACGAGCAGCGCCAGGTCGGCAAGGTGCAGGAGCTTGCGCTCGGCTTCGCTGGCGGTATCGGTGCGTTCGCCGCGATGGGCCGCGCCTACGGCGTGCATTTCGAGGAGGCGCAGGCCAAGCGAATCGTCGAGGCGTGGCGCAGAGCTAACCCGTGGTCTGTGCCGTTCTGGCAATCGCTCGAAGAGGCGTACACCCGAGCGATGCGGAACAAAGGCTACGAGTTCAGCGCGGGGCGCGTCACATATTGTTTCGACGGATTGCACCTCTGGTATATGCTGCCGTCCGGTCGCGTGCTATGCTACCCCTACGCTCGGCTGGAAAGCGAAGGGGTGACTTATGCCAAAGCATCGTGGAAACCAGCCGCAGACGCCAAAGAGTGGCCCCGCGCGCGTCTTTGGAAAGGCCTGGCCTGCGAGAACATCACGCAAGCCACCGCCAACGACATCCTGCGCGCCGCCTTACGCCAACTTGACAACGTGGTGCTTCATGTCCACGACGAAATCGTGATCGAGACGGATAAACCCGATGATGTCAAGAGCGCTCTCGGCGCTATCATGTCCACCTCGCCCACATGGGCAAGCGATCTTCCTCTGACCGCCGAGGTCAAAATCATGTCCCGCTACGGGAAATAAAAACGCCCGCTGGCAGGCGGGCGTAAAGGATCAACTCATGGCAACTAACTTCATGGATTATATGGTAAGTCTCGCTCCTGAAGGCGAGACTTTTTTAATTGTCAAGCAAAAACCACAGGGCGGCACTCACGCCGATGGCACACCTAAATGCACCTGGCCTGCGTTCTGGCCGACCGCCCGTCAGCGTGAGGGCGAATCGTGGTACGGCAACACCGCCAGCTTCATTTTGGATCGAATGGGTGACCGACCAAGCGCCAGCGCCGCGAACTGCGAGTACGTGCTGGGCATGGCGCTGGACGACATTGGAACGAAGAGCAAAACCCCGCCTCTGCCCCCGACTTGGATCATGGAGACGAGTCCGGGCAACTATCAATGGTGGTACACCTTTAGCGACCAGCCGACGAAGGGCGACTTCAGCGCCGCCATCATCGCCATCGCCGCT